CGAGTTTATTGCCGACATTATATCTGGTACACCATAAAAAGTATTTAAAGGCGAGTACTGTTTAAAGTGTATGATTTCATTAGGCCTTGGATCTGAAGTTACTGGATTAGCATTCTTCGCACCAAAGTTCCTAAAATAAACAACCTTGCTTCCTATAATTTGAACATAGCCATCACGTAATCTGCGTACACGCATTGTAGTTGCTGGAATATGCCCTATGTAACCAATTTCTCCACGTGTTGTACGACCAACCTCTAGGTATCCATTGCCTACTGCCTGAACATCTGTATAAACCTTCATCATTGTTGTAGTAAATGAATCATCATCATTTAATGACTCAAGCCATTCATGCATTTCAATCTTGGCACGTTCAATTCTATTTCTTGCTCTTGCAACTTGATCTCTGTCTTTATTTGATTCAAGTCTTAACATGGTGCTTGAGGAAACCTCAAAGTCATAGCCAAGTCCAACAATGTTCTCTACCTTTGCATCAATCGCTGCGTGATTTGCAAATGATGTATCGTAATAGTTAGCAAGTTCATAAACGTTCCATGGTGGTGTGATGACATCAAAAAGCCCATAGCCGTTTCTATATACTGTACCAGGGTTAATCTCTTTTGACTTAGCATCTCCTAAACCATGCTGCTCTGCTCTTGCACTATCTAAATATCCTTGTGTTGGATTATTGTCTGCCTTGTCTATAAGACGAGATGTGCGTCGTTTAAAGTTATTATCCAAACCAGAGTATGACTTTAATTCTGTCCAAGATTTACTAAATGGATCTACAGCCTTAAAAGAATCAGATTGATCTACGACATTGTCTATGCTTGCTCTTAAAACATATTCTTTTTCTTCAGACATTAGTCATCAGCCCCGTATTTCTTTATAGTTTGCTGTGCAGCATGAACTGCACCAAGATCGTTTAGGTTGGGGATTAAGCCTTCTGACATTCTTTGCTTTTGCTCTGCATACTCTTCGTCAGAAATTCTACTTAGTCCCGCAAAGAATACCGCTTCGCCATCTGGCTCACCGTAATGTGAAGCAGCATTTCTAAGTTCTGCTAATTTTGATAGGTCCCCACGCATAGACGGTATATTTAAAATGTTACCCTGTCCATCTGTAAACCACTTTCCATTTGATTTTTTCCAAACATATACGCCCCAGTCATACTGTTTATCGATGACAGTTATCTTTGACTTACCAAGTTGTCCAGGTTTATTGTTTTTCATTACCACCAGTATACCATATTATACTGCGTTAGAGACTTTGGACTGCCACTCTATATCTTTAAACATGGTATATTCGTAGTCCTTGAAACTAAGTGGCCTATCGTCATCAATAATTATCTTGTTAGTTCCAGTGTACGCTTTATATAGGTCTGAAGGATTAACTCCATAATAACTAATTGAGGATTGGACCAAGACGCCCTGCCATAAATAATAATCATTCCAGTATTCCCAATCGTACAATCCATCAACGGCAAACTTTACCCTGGCCCATGGCCTCTTAGCAACGCTTTGTATTTCTTGTAGGCTGGTTGTTTGATAATAAGAAAGACTGTCAAAAATAATTGGACCATTAATCATAATAGAACCAGCGTATGATTTAAAGTTTAATACGCTTGGGAATCCAATTCCTATCATAGCCCATTCGCCGACATTTAAAACTGGCTCTTTAACAATATTGCCATTAATATAAAATGATATTCCATTGTATAAAGATCCAGTGTTTGCATCAATTGCATAGATCTTTGCCCGTTTGCCAGTTGGATGATTAGCGACCATATAAAACTTTATAGTGTTTCCCTTGGCATTAATTTGCATTATTTGTGTTGGGGCGTATGGGAAAAAGTCTGAGTTAAATCTAAACAAAGACTGCATAGCCATTACTTCATAGTCTTCTGACTTATTTGCATTTACTGGAATAGCAACTCCACGATTGATTAGTGGATCGTGGTCTCCACGTATTTCTAATCCAGAATGTCTTGTTAAATATAAATATGGAGATGATCCTTTATAAATGCTAACTGGATTTTTTGCTTTATAATTATAATAGTATCCAGTATTGACATACGGATAAACCTCAGTGCCAAATCTTGTACCTATATTGTTTACAGTATTGTAGTTAAATGCCTGTGATGCTAATTGCAAACTTTTAACTCTAATTGGTTTATGGCTAATTCCATCTACCTCAAACTCTAGATGAACTACAATTGCTAAATCATTAAAGTCTGCTCCACGTGGTGGATAGATTAAAACATTATCCACAACTTCATATCTTGTGTTTATCCAGTCACTGCCTGGAGTAATTACACCATTTTTAGGAACATCTTCTGTTTTAACAAAAAATCCATTTGAAGCATTTGCCCCAGTTTCAAGATATTCAAAAGTAATATAACTTTTTAATATTGCTCCAGTTGTATCATATGAATATGTCTTTACAGATTTTTCTGCCAAATCTTGATAATTAACATATCCTGTGTATAGATAATTATCTAAAGACTCATAAGTTCTTTGTTGTGGGTATGAATATTCAGAACTTAACTCAGAATATTTCCATCCATCTGGATCTACAACTTCTGTTTCTTTAAACTTTACTGGGGCTGGATAGTTTAAATTAAACTGAATAAAGTCTAGGCCAAATTTAGAATTGCCATATTCATCTGTGATATATTGACCAAAGTATGATAGTGGTATATAGTCTTTCCACGAACCCTTAACGTCTATATCTAAAGAAAAACTATTAAAATAATTTTTTGGCACAATGCCTAGGCTTGGAACATGATCTTTTAAGGTAGAAGAAATAAATGAAGATGGCGAAAAAGAAAAGTTTTCTAATAAAGGAGTACTCTCATCTAATTGATCTTCATTAAGTTGTGTTTGACCAATGTAATAATTCCAAAAATCTTGATCTGCATCTCCTCCGTCGTATTCAACATAAGAACTATAAAGATTAAATATGTTTTCATAATCTTTTGGAACGCCGATCTCGTTAAATAAGTTGCTAATTTCTTTTATATTTTTTTCAGAGCATAATCCTATTTTATATATCTTACCCGTAAAAGTTTTTGTAAACTCTTTATTACCGCCAATGTACATCTTTAGTGCACCTTGATTATTAAAAAATGATAATATATTATTTCCAAAGTAATTTCTAAATGTTTCTATTTCAATTCCTACAGCAAAAACACTGTCTTCTAAAATTGAAAATGCTTCATATAACACCTGCTCTGGATTTGTTTGATATTTAAAAACATACTTAATGTTATCGTCAACACACTCTATTGAAAAATAATTTGAGTCTTGGTCTTCAAGTCTTATTAAAACCTGATTTCCAGAATAATTAGTTGGCTTTTCAAATAATCCATAAAATGCATATAGAGGGTTTCCAGGTAAAAGAATGTTATCGAAATAAAGATAAGAACTTACACTATTCCAGGTTGTATTTGGTTTAAGTGTTAAAAACAAACTGTCTTCGGTCTGAATTAAACTACAGTCTGATAGCATTTCAAATTGTCCCTTTGAAGAGTTATTAGTAATAATAACTGGATTAGAGAATGCTGGAGTAGTTAAATAGTTTTCCTCAACAACAATATTGTCTAATGATGCTTGTGACCATGACCCTAGATCTGGATAGTTATAGTTTTTTGTGTAATCGGCAAAAGAATAATCAAATACTACAGAGTTACCGCCGTATGAAGCATTTAAGTTTTCTGGATATTGAACTCCTTGACCGTATACAAATCTTCTTTTTGCAACTAACAGTGGTACTAAATAACCATACAGCGCTACGCAGTCTATCTCAATTGGCTGGATATTTTCATAAGCATAAAATCCTATCCACTCATTACTTTTTCCTGACCCATCTGTAGCGCTTGGCAGAGATATTGTGCTATCGTTAATTGAAATTGAAATAATCTCTTCTCCGTTTAAAAGAACTGTTGATAAGTTTTTAGAATATCTCCAATGGATAAGCATTGGCCTTTCCCAATGTCCGACATAGTACGAAGAGTGTTGCTGATTAATATTTAAAACTAAAAATGAGCCATCTAAATAGATACCATCTGTTGAAGATATTGGCCCAACAATTCTTTTTGGTTCATTGGAAGAACTATTAGTCCTTAACCAAAACTCTAACGTAAAGTCTTTATGCTTTCCGCTATCTGACATCATTCCGTTTGAAGGAACTATTAACGACGGCAAGTTATTGTTTGCATATAGTTTAGTTACACCTTTTGATCCAAACACCATAGGCATTCCAAAGTTTTTTGCCATTAAGGAATTATTGTTCACAAAATAATATCCACTATTTTCTGATAAGCCGTAAGCCTTTGCTTCAATAACTTTTGATGTAGTTAAAGATATGTTTGTTGGCAAGTTTATTGTTTCAACGCCCAGGGATGTGGATTGAAATTCTTCAGCCCACTGACCAAATGTTATTCCATTTATATAAAATATATAATCTGTTAAAGTTTCTGATTGACCCAAATAATTTATTTTAATTACTAACTTTATTGGCTGACTTGTTTCTTCTGGACTAAAAGTTTCAGATAAAAAATACCAACGATTTGCTAGTGAGGCATCATATGATTTTAACACATCTATGTATTGCTCTTGTGCATCGTCATAATATCTGTATCCAATTTCAACGCTAATTGCATATGGGCTTAATGTATAAAAATATGATCCAATACAAAAAGTTTTCAACACATTATTTAATTCATTTGAGTTAACTATGTCTGGGCTAACCATAGTAACAGAAAATATTCCTTCTCCTACAGAAGATGGAATTATTTTATTTATTACACTGTTTGGAAAAGGTGCGTCTGCCAACTCTTCCGTTGCCTGTGAGGTTAAATTATCTAATGACCACAGGCTTGTCTCTCTTTGTGTTTCAGAAATTATAGATACATAATCAGCCTGATCATCTAAAGCCCACAAAAACTGTGGTTGCTCTGCAAATATTTTTTCTGCATATAGGTTAGATGGGTTAGACATTATGAGTCTATTTTATCATACTACGAAGATATTTTTATCTCACAAGCATCAGTAGTACAATACATCTCTCCCTGTGCTTCTAGATTTTCAGCCCCGTCATAAATAGCAGACCAATCGATCTTTTTAATCTGACCAATATATGAGTTATATTCTTCTTCGGTAATTTCAGTATATGGCTGTTGCGGATATACCTTATTTCCCATAGGTAAGAATGAAACTGCTTTTAACTGTCCCTCGTACATATGAAGTGCAGGCGCAATATGCTTTGTTTCAGTATCTTTGTCAAATGAAAGCGTTACAGACACGCCGTTATCAGACCAATATTTCTGAGCAGTAGCAGCAAGCGCAATCTTCTCAAATAATGTTACTTCTTTTTCAGATCTTGCGTGACCAGAATGTACTGGGAAATATACGACAGTTGTATTCGCAGATACAAGGTCAGCCTCCATCTTATATCCAGCAGCCTTGAACAAGTGAATCATTGGGTCGGTATTCCCAAAACGAATTGCTCTCAAGAAATAGTTTCCGCCAGGCGCCCAGTGAACTCCAGGCGTTGCGCCAGAAAGAATTGATACAGACCCTGATGGTTTAACAGTTGTGACTCTAATGGAATCACGAACGCATAGCCATTCAGAATAGGAATGATCATATTTACGAATAGTCTCATATCCTTCGTCCATCCATTCACGCACAACAGGCAAACCAAATTTGTCTGAGAATGAGGCAATACCAGTCAATGATGTACCAATACGACGATTACGCTGCATAATACCGTTTGTCTGTTGCCAGTGTGTTGGTATCAGCGTTACCGTCTTGCCATATAGGTAGGCAAACTTAAGGGTGCGTAGGAAGTCTTCCTTAGATTCATGACGATTTAAATGTACCTCAACCAAGGTGCAT